GTGATACCGATAGCCAATATGGGAGGAATCATAGACTTTACAGTCATTTGCATATCCCTAGCCGACTTTCTGTCCTGAGTGGCCAATTGCTCAAAGTCCAAGCCCATTTCTTGAGCTTTTGCCTTTAATGCTAGTTCAGCTTGTTGTATTCCAGCGATCTGATCTGCGGTCAATTTGTTTGAATTAATTGCAGTAGTTACTTCCTCAGATGAAATACCAAGGGTTTTTCCAATCAATTCAGTAGCCATTCCAGCCAATGGCCCACCCAAAGCAGTGGCAATCGTAGGTGCAATTTGTCCTAGCCAGCTCATAATATCCCTTTACTTCTTTGATAGTCTAAATGAATGCCATACATGAGTAAGGCCAATATAAATAACCATGTAAACAAACCTGTTGCCAGTGCCACTCGAACTTGCCATTTATCAATAAACTGCTTTCTTTTAAGTGCAGCCACTTCCACGGCTTTTTTTGTTCACGCTCGATTTTTTCTCGCTCTTTTCTGACAATTTCACGCATTTCTGTGAACTTTTGCCATAAACCAGGCATTCCGACCTGATAAATGATCAATTCTCTTAACTCCGTTTCCATTTGCTCCAACTGCTGCTGGCGCAATATTCTGTCCATCGCTTCTTGATTGATGGATACGTTTTTTAATGGCTGAAGTTTTGCCTGCTTTTCAGCTTCTTTGAATGATTCCTGATGGGTAAAAAAGTTACCCAAATGCGAACCTACGTCACTAAGGATGTCACCAACGTCTTTGCCGTCTTGTTTAAAGTCCTTGTACAACTCCACGCATTCTTTGATACCAGCGTGGGCAGCTTTGCAAGCAGCAAAGATCGTGATGGGGTCAATCATTTCAAGAACTTCTCACCCAAGAAGTGAAGCATAGCCCCTATGAGACTTGCAAACGCCATCCCCATCCACAGGCCACCCTTACTCTGGTTGGCAAGCTCCAAGAGCTTTTTAACGTCATCCCTGATGTCTCCAAGTTCTTTTTCAAGAAATTCAACTTTGGAGATTAATTGGCCATATTGGATTGGGTCAATTTCCATTACAAACCTCTTAGGAAAGCTATTGAGAATGTTGTGTTAGCTACAGTACTAGGAGTAGTGCTTAGTGATCCACCACTAGATTGTGCGACTACACCTTGAATATAGTCAGTTGAACCATTACATTTTACGATAGTAGAACAAACTGGTGTACTACCAAGTGCTGAAGATGCTGCCACGTTGTAAGCAACCAAAGTGCTACCATTTTGCAATATGCCACAACCCACCTGATATCCAGCAGTTGTGCTAGAAATAGTGGCACTAGCATTTACTTGGTAATAACCTGGCACATTGGGAGTAAAAGCATAGCTAGACTGAACCCAAATACTGTTTGTGTCATAGTTAACAGTCTCATATTGAATAACTGTAACTGTTGAACTAGCTATAGCTTGAGCTGTGATCTGGTGAACAAACGCCACAGGAGGACTAGCAACCCCAGTACCACCGCTTGTACGCCCTAATACACCAGAAAAAGATACGTTAGGCGTTGTTCCAGAAGTCACAGAAATGGGTGAAGTACCAGTTACTGATGAGACTGCTGTCGTATTGCCATAGTAGCTAGAAAGTCCAGCAATGTTGTCGTAAGTCCCAATTAGGTTTGAGGAGCTGTCTGTCAAAACAAACTTGTAGTTATACCCTTGGAGCAACCAAATCTCATAAGGGGGTCTGCCATCTGTCCCCATGATGATTGGATTGGTATTAGGAACTGTTCCGGCTGAGTCTGTGTAAGTTGGTATTGGAGTGCTAGAACCAGCCAAATAAGTATAAAGAAACCCACCATTTAAGGGGAGTCCTGTACTATTAGTCTGGGCTACAGCGTTGAATATGGGGGATAGATTGACGCTCATTGTTTACCTTTTGAAATGTCTGAAAGTTTGTTCTTACCAATTTCTGTCGCTTTTTTCATTTCTTCTTGTGATTTTTCTGCAGCTTTTTGCAGTGCTTTGGTTTCCATAGATGCAACTCCTTTTTCGGCTGCTTTACCACCCAAATAACCGCCCACAGCAGCTCCACCTGGGCCACCAATTGCCCCACCAATAGTAGCCCCTGTAGCAGTTCCAATCTTACCTAAGTGGCTTTCAATCAATCCAATTCGTCTAGTTTGTAAACCAGCGCCCTCATACCCATGTACACCTGGTGTTAAGTGACCGACCACATTTAAATAATGGAATGCTTTTTGTTCTTCAGGGCTAAATACAGCTTTGATTTTGTCTGCTCTTGCATTTAGTATTTTGTTTACAGCGTTTTGATTCCATTCGCCAGCTTTGGCAGCGCCAGCTTGGTAAATTTCTCTAGCAATACTACCCTTCATTTCATTCATTGCAGAATGTGCTGAAATTCGCAATTCGTTAGGTACTTCAATTTGCCATTTGGGTTCGCCTGTTTTAGCATCTAATGGCCCTGTTATTTTTCCATTAGATATTTTTTCAGCAGTGTCATAAATATGCTTCCATTGATCCAATGGCATACTATTTAATTTTTGTGGAATAGCATCAAAAGCAGTTGCAGTTTGAACGCCATTAGGATCAATGTCCCCAAACAACTGCTTAATTCCTTTAGAACCAAACAAAACCTTTTCTGCTTGATGTAAGCTATCAGCCTTTTTAAGCAACTCTAGACCACCGGCAGCACCAATATCACGTTCAATAGCTTGGTTAATTTTTCTTATTGTGGATGCGTTGTCTACAGTCCAGTTACTGTTTAATGATTTTTGTACTGCTGTCCAAGCTCCAACAGTATTGGGTTCATGGAAATTACCCATTTCATCTTCAAAGCCAACTGTCTTGGCCAAATTAATTAACTTTTCTGCGCTTGTTCCTACACCCTCATTTTTCTTCAGTCCTAAACCAGCTCTAAATTGTTCATTTTTTAACAAATCTTCAACATTAGATGATTTAATTGGGTTGTTCCCAGTTTTGTCGCTTGCTTCTTTGTAAAGTTGCTTCTTCTCATTTCTAAAGAATCCACTTAAACCCTCATCTCCTGAAAACGCATCGTTAATTCTTTGCCCACGCTCATAAGGCGTTACCAAGGTTGGACTAGCACCTGTGTTGTCAATTCTCTTTTGAGCATAATCTGATAGCGCAACTTGTTCATTAGCAATTTGCTGTTTGAACAATTGGCCTTCTGGTGTGTCCATTTTGGCTTTGGTGTATTCATTTCTTAGTGTGTTTTCGTTACCAGTAATAACACCTGGTCGAACTTGTGCGTTTGGCATAACTTCTTGTACTGCCTGAGAACGAATTGCTTGTTCTTCTTTTGGCACATCTGAGGTAATTTTAGATAGTTTAATTTGAGGATATACACCTCTAGCACCTTCTTCACCTGTGATCTTGCCAGCCAATGGGTTGTTTTCAACTTTGGCAGCACCAACACTACCAGCAGGGGCTTTTTCTTCAGTTACTTTTTTAATTTCACCAGGTCTTACAACTTCTAATTCTTTTGCTGCTTGACGTATTGGCTGAACAACTTTTGCCACGCCAGCGCCAGTTTCTTTCAAAGCACTAGGTATAGCAAATGAACCAACAACCCCCATGTTTCTCAAATCTTCAGGAGGTATCCCAGTTTTCTCAGATATTTGTTCAGGCGTTAAATGTAAAACATTAAACATATGGTTTACAACGTCTGCTGCTCTTTCACCAAAACTACCCAATGGGTGTTCGTAATTTTGTTTGCCAGTAAGATTAAGAGCTTTGCCCAAAGGTTGACTAATTGAAGATGCAGCAGCTTGCCCAATTTCTTCTGCTCGTTGTGGTGTATTGGCTGTTCTTGCTATTGCTTGGGTAACAGCACCATAGGCTGCCGGTACTGTAGCGCCATACAAAGAATCAATTGCTCCAGCAACTTTTTCACCCAACGCTTGTTTTTTCTGCTGAAATGAATTGATCATATCTGCCATAGATTGACTGGCAGTATTAGCAATCGTAGGTTTATTTTCTACAGGTTGATTTGTTGTAGGTTGCTTTACTGCAGGTTGTGTAGCCTTGGGTTGAGCCTGAACAGTTTTTGTTGGCTGACTTGTTTCACCTGATAAAAACGCTTCTAATGGATCACTAGACGCTTGTGTTGCTTGTTCTGTTGGCGCTGACTTAAACAAATTCTTTGCGCCTTTTTCAACAGTAAACATTGCGCCACTAATAACATGACGCTGAACAGGATCAGACAAGTCAATCTTTTGATTGGGGTCTAAACCAACTTTTTGAGCAACTGTGTTTATATAAGATTCTGTGTCATTTTTATCTTGAGGGGGTGCCCATCTTGAAATAACACCACGCAATGTATTAATGCCGTGTTTTTCACCATAAACTTTTAAGTTTTGATCGGCTGCAGCAATACCTTCTTCGGGTGTTTTATATTGCTGAAAACCAGTACTTGCACCCACTGGGCGCATATTGCCTGGGTTGTTTACAGGACGATTAGATGGTTCTGCGGTCGCTTGACCACCTCCCAAGAATTGTTCTAATTCATCCATTACAAACTTCCTGTTTCAGATAGTTTTTTAAGATTCCTATACTTCTCAAGAAATTCTTTATTTTGTTTTGGATTTGGAAACAATTTGTTTAATTCTTCTTTACGTTGTTTGGGGTCTTCAATATCTTTCACAATATTAATCCCTTCAAAGATTTTGCTTTCTCCGTTTTTGTTCCATTCCTGTTGAAAGGCTTTCATATTGTTATCGCCAAATTTCCTTGCAAATTCTTGTGCGCCATTGGCTTGCATATCAATATTGGTTTGATCTGATTGAACCCTTCTAGCAATTTTGATTAAAACATCTGGAGGAACTTTAATAGTTCCATTTGCTACAGCTTGCATATCCAATCCAGCAACTGTACTACCAACTGAACCCAATGCTTTCACATTAGTAATTGCCATGTTTGCCAAGTCTTTAGCCAACAAATCATATTGTTCACTTCCAATAGCCATTCTAATTTTCTGTTCAATCTGGCCAGGTATACCACCTTTGGAAAAATACAACTCGTTATTGATTTTGTTTGCTTGGTCAATAACTTCTTGAGTATTTCTTTTGGCTTGTGACAAGCCCATTTGTGAATTAATTAAATTAGTTCTATATTCAGCGCCTGATTTTTGGTCTATTGGTTCAGTAGGTTCAGGATTATAAGATTGTGCAGAACTGCGAACAGGATATGGTAACTTCATCTTAGTTTCCATTTGTTGCTTGCCTGTGGCTTCTGGAGCGCTAGGTGTTGTGCTAACACCCAAAGAACCAATTGCAGTCGCTCTAGCACCTTGATCTAGTGTGCTTAATAACTTCTCTTTAAGAAATTGTCTTGTATTGCTAGTATTGTTAATAGCTTGATCTAAATATGGTTGAATAAGTTGATCAGCTCTTTCTTTTGGAATACCCAAAGCCTTTGCTTGTTCTTCACCATATTTTTTCATCACTTCGCTTAGTTGATTTTTGTCAACTTTGTCTGGGTTTTGTTCTGATGCAATTATGAGTGGATGGTTAATCAATGGTGTTAATCTATTTGCAACTGCTGTGCTTTGTTTGTTAGCAAAATCTAGTTGTGCAGACTGAGTACCAACACCAGCCGTTTCTGTGGCAAATTTTTGTGCTTCAATTCTAGGTTTTTCTGTTCCGACAGCGACATTTGTTTCAGCTTTTAGTTTTTTCAATAACTCTGGTTTGGCTTCTTCAGCATATGCGGTTTCTGCTTGTTGTTGGCGCAAAGTCAAAGGGTTAATTTGTCCAGCTTGTTGATAAGCCTGAACACCTCTGGCCATATTAAGCATCTCTCCAAGAGTCATACCCTTGGGAGGTTCAATCTTTGATGCTACGTCTGAAATGTTAAAGTCTGCCATGTTTTACCCCACATAGGACATAGTACCCTGTGGGACAGGAGTACCATAACCAGGTTGTTGTTGGTTATAAGTGTTAGGATTTAACAATTGTGCCAAATACATATTGTTGCCAGCGTTAGTAATACCACCACTAATAGCGTTAGCAGCACCCACTTGACCGGCTGCCTGTGCGTTAGCAGCACCAACTCCTAATTGTGCAATGTTGGTAGCGTTGCCTGTAGCAAGGTTAGAAATACCAGCTGTAGCGTTTTGACCAATATTGGCTATACCAGACAATCGGTTAAAAATGTTTGTCTGTTGTGCTTGATTTTGAGTAAAGCCTTGATTTTGTTGGCCCATGTAATTTGTTAAAGCATTTTGATAAGCAGTACCTGCATAATTCTGGGTGTAATTTTGCAAACCTTTTAAAGCATTACCACCAATCAATCCACCTGTTGCGTTGTTTGCTAAATTTGTAGCATTCTGTCCTTCTTGGAGCTGAAACGCATAATTTGGCGCTAAATTAGCAGTCAAATCAGCGTTTGTCATTGGCTGATAGGTTTGCGTTGGCGTGGTCAAATATGGCTGTTGAGCATTAAGACCCGACAAACCTTGTGCTCCAGTTTGTTGATAAGGAGTGTAATTGGGCGCTAAATCTTTGTAAGTTGTTTGTAATTGCTCTTGGGCATTACTTGCTGCCTGAGACTGCGTGTTAGCAGCAGATTTAGAAGCATTAGCTCCAATAACAGAAGATGCTAAAACTGTTCCAGCTACTATCCAAGTCATAATATCCCCTTTACCAAATTATTTTGGAGTTCTGCAGCCCAATCTTTGAGCTTGTTTGACGCATCAAATAGAGCAGTTTCATCAGGTTCAATTAACTCTGCTTCTATTTCATTTAAATCAATCTTGTCAGTTTTGTGGATTGTTATGCCAATAGCGTCAGTAAGTGCTAAAGTGACTCTTTTTGTACCACTTTTGCTCTCAATTATATCCCCAGCAGACAATTTAACCATACCTTTTTCTGACCACGCCACTATTTCACCTTGGGCACACATAAAGAAATGATCTTTTTTGTGTACTTTACCCACAATTAATGTTCCCGCAACTCTTGGAACTTTGCGACAGTACATACCATCACTAAAGTAATGTTGAGTTGTAAGCTCAACTTGTGGCATTTGTTTAACATCTGCCTCAAGCCTTAAAATCTGTTCCCTTGTGGGAATGTGCAATACTTCATTCATAGATTGTAAAAAGGTACTTTGTATTGCTTACCATTGACTGTGACTTGCATATAGCCCGCTGGACTAGATGGAAGTGCTGGGGTTGTTGTTGTTGAGCTAAAGTTAAGCATATTCAAAAAGAACTGCTGCCAAGGGCGTGTAGGTCTTTTAGAGCTTGTATCCAAGAATTCAGTTTGTGGATAAGGATTGGTCTGGGGTGAACCATAGGTATTAGCCATTAGTTTTCCCCTTGACTAGCTTTGAGGTTAGCCGACACAATCGTTGCATTAATTGGATCGGTCACCACCACTTCAAAGATTTTGTCTCTAGACCAACCCAAACGTCTCCAAATGGCACGATTCTTGTACTTGCCAATCTTACCAATAGACACCCAATGTTCTTTAGACCAAGTAGAACCACCATCATTCGACCATCTCAGCATAGCTTTTGGATCAACACCTTGTGAATTATTAAATGCTGGGCTAGGAATAGTGTAAACAGGAAATTGCGTTCTAAGAGCATCGAGCAAAGCAGACGCTGTTTGCGCTGGCGTTACATTGTGATTAGCCGTGTACTGCGTAGGATAGCCACCAGAGCCATTTGTTGGCGTTCCAAGCGTCACTTGTGTTGTCTTAACCCTATTGGGTATTAAAGTGCTTAAATTGGCTGCAAAGGGCTGAATTGCAGTAGGGGGCACATAAGTGTCGTTTGTGTTGTAGTAAAAATAAAATCTACATTTATTGGTGTAAAAACTTGGAATACTTTGCCAAGAAGTTAGCGAATAGTATGGACTGGCAGCCAAAGGTGTTGAGTTAGCCGTGTAAGTATTTATGGCAGCAACACCTGTAGAGCCAATTGGATTTGTTGCGTCACCCGCACCAGTTGTCACTAAGTTCATTGGGCCGTACAAATTCATTACAGCATTAGGCCAAGTTCCATTCGATTGTGCTTGAGTTATTACGGCTTCTATTGCTAAATAACCGCCAGCACTATTACCAGCCACCATCAAACCAAATTGAGCAACTTGCTGCTGTAGTGTTGTCCACAAAGCGTTTTGGCTTGGGGCTAAAGACGATGCGCCAGGGTTTAACAATATGTTAATTACTTTTGCCACATCATTCACATTGTTTGGATAATCACCAGATGGGGTTAAACGATAATTAACAGCAATAACAACATAGTTATCTAAAACAATTGGGTTGTAATATTCTGTTTCATTGGCTTTATCGCCATTACTCCAACTACCAGCGTGAATCCAAACTACAACTCCTTTTGGCATCAGACCATTTTTGTTAACCACATCCCAAGACGATGGGCTAATAATGTCTACTTTTTGTAATGTGTCAGTCCCATAAGGGATATTTGATATTGTTGCGCCTAGAGCGGGCGCACCTAAAGAAACTCCAGAAAAATCAGTTTGAGAACTGGAGACATAAGTAGCGACTTGACCTGTTTGAGAATTTCCACTTATTGCATATCCTGAAATGGCAATGCCAGCTATTGCTGATGGAGTAAAACTGGCATTTGGGTTTGATAATCCTACACCGGGTTGAAACTGAATTTGCAATTCTTCAAAATATTGACGTTGCAAGTCAGAAACCAAGTGAGGTGCTCGTCTTAGTCTTCTAATTTCTTGGCCATTATCTGTGTAATTATTAGGGTCTAATTGATAGATGTTCCCATTTTGGTAGTCACCAACGTACACCAAACCATTGAAAGTGGCACAACAATTACCACGATGTCTGTGGTAGACGTTGTTACTGTCCACCGCTAACCATTTGTGCCACATTCCTGTGGTATTGTCCCAAACCCAAGTCAAATCTAGGCTAGGGAATGTAATAACGTAACATTCGTGACCTTCTAGCTGATATGTCCACGCAATAGCGTCTGAGATGTTTTGGTTAACCAAAGTCTGCTCAACTGCGTGGGTAGAAATTCTTGTTGGTACATAGCCGTTCATCATTACGATTTGGCCTTGACCACGTTGATTTCTAGCTAGATAGGCAAATGAGTTACCAACCCTTGATACTGAGAATTTGGCAATAATGCCATGCTGGGTGCTAGTGCCAGGTATTCTTTGGAATGGGAAAGGAAATGAACCCACATCCACCCAAACTTCGCTAGATACTTCACCAAGCAAATAAACTTCACGATGGTCTACCACCAACGACACAAGTTGATCTGGTGCGCCATCTTTGCTTGAAAACTGCAAAGGTGCTGATAAAGGGCTTAGTAGGTTACTACAACCAAATTGCTGAGTATTTGGCCTGTTGTAGACAAAGATGTTGTCCACAATGTCCACTACGTCAGCGCCCTGAAACGCCCCATCAGTTGCCGGTAATACTGAGAAAGCAGTAGCTGTAAGGGTAGACGAACTACCCAAAGGTGAAATGCTTGCTGTGGCAGATGCTCCACCTGTACCACTAAAGCTCAGAGCTGGGTTAGAAGTGTAAAAAGAACCACCATTGACTATTATGTAGTCGTTGTTTAGGCTAAAAGTGAGCGTAATTGATGCGCCCTTACCAGTCCCACCGCTAAACGATGTAGCCCCACTAGGTGCTGCCGTGTAAGTTCCTACGTTGTAAATAGATACGCCAGTAATAACGCCACTAATTACAGTTGTCACCTTTAATTGGCAAGCAGTTGAATAAGTGCCACCAAATCCTGTAATGATGTCTCCTACTGTATATCCTGTTCCACCAGAGGTAATGCTTGTAGCGCTAACACCAATTGAATTCCATGTAATAGTAGCAGTTGTGCCACCAATACTAGGGTTTGATATGGTCACCGCAGGGGGTGCTGTATAGCCTGTTCCAGCATTTAAAAGATTAACGCTTGTTACACTACCATTGGTAATATTTGTGTTGATTGAGTAAAGCCCTAGAGCATTAGCAGTTGTAGGTACTGAGGTAATGATCGTATTGGGGGGGATGTTAAGACCAGTGATGGTTTGTCCAACAACCAATGGCCCAGATATTATTCCTGTGACATTAATTTGTGAGCCTGATGCAGTACCAACAAAAGATGACGTTATGTATGTACTTATGTAAATACTGTAGCGATTTACGCCATCAGTAATCATTACATACAAACCATTGTCTGAAATGCCAACACGACCTGTCGTAGTGGTCAAGTTGCCCATTGTGAACGTGTTACCAAAAGCGTCTAAAGCGTACACGACTGAGCCACATACTGCTACCAAGTACTTACCGCCAGAGACTGTTCTTAGCCCCCTCACTTCTGCTCCCGCTGCTAAAGTGGTTAAAAGGGTAAGGCCAGGCGTTGGATAAAGCGCAACTACACCACGTTGACCAGGTTGTTTAAGTGGGTCTATTTCAGGTCGAAAGTTTATACACTCCTGATCATCTTGGTAGATTGATGGAGAAGTGTAAGATGGGCCAACAAACCCAAAGTCCATTATAGACCTGCCTTTGCAATAAGTTCTTGTACTGCTTGGATTAGGTAAACCATCACAAAACTGTTATCCACAGACTGATATATTGGATTGCCATTTTCGTCTACTTGGTTCGCTGTACCAGCTACGGCATTAGGCACAACTGATTGCAACTCGTCAGCAATGAAACCAACATCAGCCAACTGACTAGCTTGCCAAGTAAACGATCTTGGGGTTAATTGCTTAATCTTGTCTATGCCTGTACCGGCTGCAAGAGTAGCAATGTTGGACTTTAGTCTACGATCTGAGGTTGTGCCATAAGTTGTGGTTGAGCCATTTGTGCTGATTGCACCAACTGGAGTAACTGAGCTAGGTGAACCATAACCAAAGAATGCTAGGTTGCTACCTGTGTTACCTGTAACAGCAGCAATTGCGTTACTTGTAGCCCCACCCACATAAGCGCCTAGAGCGTTGGTTGAAGATGCCGTGGTTTGTGTGTACAACTCAACCACGTTAGCAAATGTACTAGCAGAACCAAAGTAAGATGCGCCTGTAATAGCTAGTCCACCTGAATAACTGTTTCCAACAGAACAAACAGATTGCAAACTAGGCACAGTACCTGTTGGTGTTCCCCATGTTCCATCGTTTCTCAAATAAGTGGATGTATTGCCAACAGGGGCAGAAATACCATAACCATTCCAATTAAACGTACTAGCCAAATAAAAACTAGACCAAGCATAACTAGGTGATCCAAGGGTCAAAGCGTTATTTGTAGCAGGGATAAAAGATGAGTTATACAAGTAGACTTGAGTGCTATTGTTTCCAATACCAATTGTGGCTGCAGACGCTCCGATACCATAAGTAGTACCAGCAGGGCCACTAGACGATACACCCACACCAACACCACCAAATGTAGAGTTAGTGGTTGTTGTGATGCCACCAGAGTATGAGTTACCAGCAGTTGCTACTTGTTGCAATGTAGGCGTTGATCCGCCAGAAGTAGTAACCCAAGAACCTTGCTGATTAAGGAAAAGCGTACTGCTTCCACTTGAGCTATTAGGAGCACTAATCGACACATTGCCCCAATAGAAAGCCCCAGCTACACCCAAACTAGCCCACAATTGTGAACTTGAACCCAAAGCAATTGAGTTACTGGTTGCAGGGACTAATGTAGCTCCAGATAGGTAAACAGTATTGGTTGATCCACCATTGTTGTTTTGGAAGCCAATTGTGTTGTTTGCTGTGGCAATACCATAGACTGAAGAACCGCCATATGTACCAGTTCCTAAACCAATTCCAACTGTGGCAAAACTTGCTGTGTTTGTGGTGCTATTCCCTGCGTTAGTTACAGTCTGCAACGTAGCGCTTGAACCTGACCCATTGGATGCTGCCGTGACACGGCCATAAGCATCAACAGTAATATTTGCACCTGTATAACTGCCTGCCGTCACAGCAGTTGTTGCTAATCCAACTGTGCCTGTGGATGTGATTGTTCCACCAGTTAGTTGGCCTGATGTAAAAGTAATCGAGGTTACTGTACCGCCACCACTAGGTGTAGCCCAAGTTCCATCATTTCTCAAGAATGTGCCTGTAGAACCTGATGGGGCTGGGATTGTGTAGGTGCTCCAGTAAAAGCTACCTGCAACACCTAAACTTGACCATTGTGAAGATGGAGCACCCAAAGCAATACCACTATTGGAAGATGAGCCATTAGAGTACGGCAAAAAGGCAGCACCTGACAATAAAACAGAATATGGTGTTGAACCACCATTGTTGCTTTGCATACCAATGTAATTGGCGCTAGTTGCTATCCCATAAACAGTTGTTCCTGTGGGAGAGTTAATTTGGTAACCAATACCAGTACCCACGCCACCAACTACACCAAACAAACAAGTATTTGTAGTGGTGTTGCCATAGTTAGTAACTGCTTGCAAAGTGCTGCCAGAACCATTGTAAACAAAATTGTTAACGTCATTGAGCCATGAAGCCCTAATAACTGTTGTGCCGTCAATAAAAGTTGTTGATGCCATTAGATGAAGCCCCCATGTAGGATAAACCCAGCATCTCTAGTCTTAGTGGATGTGAGTACATTGTCATAACGTGCCAATTGGACAGGTCGCATATTCGTACGCTTAATCGTACTCTTGCCTTGGGCAGCGTAACTTTGAATCATCCCGATTTGAACCGGACTGGCTTTGCCGTACATTGGCATGAGTCTTTCGGCTAAACACCATCGCAGAGCCATGTTATAGCCCTCTGGGAGTGCCATAACGTCATACAGCGATGTGTTTCTAGTAAAAATGTTATCAGCAAACAGATGAACTTCACCTTGTGCCGGGTTAGGCCATAAGAAGATATTGCCCAAAATTTCAGTAGGCTGATAGTAAACTGCTTTAGGCCAAGGGCCATTCAAGCTCTTTAAACCAATCATTTCGTATTCTTCTACGTTTAACACAGAAACAGGGTAATCTAGACCACCGCCTGTTATTGCTACGCCATTAGAAGTTGTATTAACACGAACAAAAGCACTATTTAACGTAAGTGGGCGCTTGTAATAGCCCACAATAGTAGTGGATGCGACAGTTTGGCTTACATTTAGTAAGTAAGTGCCCGCTTCCAAGATTTGACCACCAGCACCTGTGCCAAAACCTACAATCGTAGTGCCAGGTGTAATGCCAGTTCCACTCAAAACCATGTTCATGGACACAGCGCCACTATTGATGGATGTGACTGTGAGCACATTACCAGTGATTGACCCTACAAAGTTGGCTTGAATCGTGCCTGTAGGCCCTATTGAGTATTGTACTTGTCCAGGTGTTACGTTAAATACTATTTCTGTCTTGTAAAACACCATCATAGATTCGTTAGACCATTGATCTAACATATCTTGCAGCATATCAAATGCGTCTTGTGCTGCTTCTGGCGTGGGTATTTCGCCAGCTTCTAAAGCGCCAATATCTTTTAAAGCTCTGCTAATGATGTCTATGGGTTGTGTCATCTTTATCCACCAAAAGGTTTAAAAGTGTTGAAAACCCAAGGCAAAGCAGTTTTTTCTACTTGCACTAGCTGTTTTTCTAAGTTGGATTGTATGATATTTACGTTATCTTGGGTAGTTTCTTGAATAATCCAATCAATAATATTCTGTTCTTTTACCTCATTTAAGGGCGTTTTCATTACAGGATTGGCAAACTGATGTGTTCCTTGTTGCTCAACTGTGTTTGTGCCATCAGTTAAAGAAACAAAAAACTCAGCATGGGTGATCAAGTCCCCATCAGTCTCGATTGAGATTATTTTAAAATTCATGCAACCAAGTCCCATGTTTTAGATTCTTCATTCCATGTGTAACGCTTGGGTACGTCTGGTGTTCCTAAGTCTGTTGGATAGGGCATTGGGGCATCCCACAAACAAGTGGATTCGTTTAAGACCCAAGATGCGTAAGGTTTGGGAGGAATGAAAGCATCTCGACCAGCGTCATAGGTGTATCCAAGGCCAGCGTAATTTTTACGAAATGGAGTGCCACCTAAATTGTGTACACCTCCGTTTGTGTTGTAACTGGTTTGTTTGTATACGTCACCAGTGCGAGCAGACAATTCCGCTTCTTTGCCGTTGTCTTCATCTCTGCCGACAGTGACAAATACTACTACGTTGTTTTCATCTAATTTAGCAAAGTGTGCCATGTTTTTCCTTAACTGAATGTCACAGTTTCTGACGTTGTTGATGTTGCAGTAACTGAATAAATTGTGTAACCAGATACTGAAGTAATAGTTGTGTATGTAACACCACCAGAGAATGTTGCACCAATACCAGATGGAACTTTAATAATAGCAACACCTGAACCACCAGAGCCAGCAGTTGTTCCAGATCGTTCTCCCCCACCTCCACCAGAACCTGTATTTGTAGACCCTGATGTTCCATTAACTCTAGTAGTGTTATATCCAAGAACACCACCATTACCACCAATGCCAGAACCACCACTTGAAGGTGTTCCATTGAAACAACCACCACCACCACCAGCGGCATAATAAAGAGAAGAACCAGTTATAGAGTTTGCAGTTCCACTACCACCATTACCAGCTAAACCATTAGCATCATAAGCAACATTGTTTTGTCCATTACCACCTACTGAACCTGAACCTCCTCCTCCACCTCCCGGCTTTTGAGTACCTCCAGCACCTGAAGTTCCTCCATTATTTCCTTGACCTGATGGGGTTGCAGTTCCACCACTTGCCCCACCAGCTCCTCCACCTCCACCTCCAGAACCACCATTGCTTCCTGTTGGAGTTGCATTGCCACCACCGCCACCTCCACCATAAGCAGTAATTGAACTAAAAACTGAATTATTCCCAGTTACTCCATTAGGTATATCTGTTGATCCAGCTCCACCAGCACCAACTGTTAGTGTATAAGCAGTGCTAAAAGATAATGATAATGTGCTTGCTAGATAACCTCCAGCACCACCACCACCTGGTTCATAAAGACATCCACCGCCACCACCACCAGCCACCAGCAAATAAATTGCACTTAATGTTGAGGCAATATTAAACGTAACTGTCTCAGATGTTGTTGAAGTAGCAGTAACTGTATAAACACGATTAGCACCTACTACTGCACCTGTATAAGTTACACCAGCAGAGAATGTAGCAATGTATGCTTTGGGAATAGAAATAATGACTACACCAGAACCACCATTGCCACCAGCATTACCACCTTGTGCGCCACCGCCACCACCTCCAGTATTAGCAGTTCCAGATGTTGATGTGCCAACTCCACCATACCCACCGCCATTACCTCCACCTCCAGTACCACCTTGACCACCAACTCCCAAAGTATTTCCGCTATGTTGTCCACCACCCCCACCACCAGCATAATAAACACTAGAACCTGTAATGCTATTGGCAAGACCAGCTCCACCATTACCACATTGTGTACTTATAATGCTTCCATTACCACCAACAGCTCCCGCACCGCCTCCACCGCCTGATGTGACAAATACGTTTGAACTTGAGCCACCATTATTTCCTTGGCCTGATGGTGTAGCTATGCCACCTGAGTAAATTCCACCAGCATATCCACCACCACCTGATCCACCATTTCCCCCATTACCACTATTTGATCCACCACCTCCACCATATGAATGTATAGTGGAAAAATATGAATCTGATCCAGTAGTAGGTGAACTTGCTGAACCTCCAGCACCTACTGTAACTGTATAAGCAATATTAAGCGATGCAATTAATGTGTTCGTTAAATATCCACCAGCTCCACCACCACCTGTAGCATTTTGTGTGTAGCCAGCACCACCACCAGCCACTAC